CTTTCTACAGCCTCGACCTGTCGGATACGAGCACCACTCAGGCATACCTGATTTATCCGAAGTTCCAGCTCAAATATGGTGAGCGTCAGCCGCTAGCAGTCCTGAGCGACACCGACATTCTGAGCGGCACTCAGATCGAAGCTGGATGGCACCGTGCAAACGCTGCCGTAGGTGAGGTCTCTCAGATCGAGCGTATGGAGTTCTCGGATTAGGTTCCTCCTCCCGGATAGGACACAGGCTACCCGGCGCTGAGGCGTCGGGTTTGCCTTGTCCGATCTAACAACGCATCATGTACCTGGAGGAGTAGCATGGGCTGGGCCGCAAACGCCGATATGGAGAAACGGGTCAAGACTGTCGTAAGGCAGCGTGGGCTTGAGCTGGACACAGACGATCTTGACCTTGTGTACGAGCGTATCATTGACAGCAAATTCGTTATCATCTCTGCGCTGTCCCGCCGAGGTTACGAGCTATCCACGATTGAGGCTTGGCCTCTCCTTTCTATATTCCAGCTTGATATAGGTCTGTGGCGAGCGCTGCAGGATCTTGGCGTCAAGCGCGGTGATGAGGAGGACTGGATTGAGATATACAACCGCCTTGATGAGCTTGACGATATACTGCTCACGGACGCTGGAGGGACTCCAGTGAGTCCTGGCGAAGAGGTTGACGACGGCACTACGGTATTCGCCGCAATAAACGCCGACAGCGCGAACATTGACATAGGTATCAGTGGGGAGAGGCTATGAGTAATACACTGTACAGATCTATGCAGGCACTAATGACCATACTCATTGTCGTGGCTACGCTTGTGGTTTTGTATATGGGCGCATCTATTCGATCTGCTATTGCGCAGACGTACCCTGGTGCGTGGCAGTCTCCTATAGGCGGGCTTACGCCAGAGCTGGTGTTGCCTCACGGAGCCACTGAGACTTACACTGTGCACTCAAGCGGTGACTACGTGGAGCGTTATCGTCTGGAGTTTCCGGACGGTACCGTGTACAACGTCTACTACAGCGAGTACAACTCTGATCTCGGCATAGCAACACAGTCAAGCGTTACATACACCTACCCGTAAGATCGGAGGGCATCTGATGAGATACACAACACTCGGTATATACCTCGTTGCGTTCTGTGCGTGCGTTGGCAGTGCGATCGCAGCACCGAAGCAGCTCAACCCTATCCAGCTCGGGCAGGTGCGCCAGATTGCGGAGTCCAGTACTACGTCCATACAGGTCCTTAGCGATCGTGTTGACGTTCTTGACGTTTCACAATCGTCACAGTCTGCCAGTATATACGCTATACGTGCAGTTGACGCCAGTCAGAGCGGATCAATAACCACGCTCCAGTCAGCAATAAGTTTCACTTCGTACCGTTGGTTTCAAAATGCGTCGGCGCTTCTTCAGTCATCGACAGAACCTGACTACGAGATGCGGCAACCTTTTGACAGCAGCCTCGCTGACACCACAGGGAACCGTACTATGACTGTGTCTTTCGGGTCTCCGTCATATACCGCTGGTATCGTTGGCCGTGCTCTCAATGGTAGCGGGATATTACAAACCACAGGTGGAGTTGGTAGCGGACTAGGTATCACAAACACTGACTGGTATGTGTCAATGTGGGTACGCTACAACAGCGGAGCTACTCAATGGCGTATGCAGGAGGTTTCCGGAACAGAGGGGTACGACCTGACTATTAGCGGCGCAGGGCAGTTTGCGTTCAAATCTCCTCTTGACGGCGCGTACGGGCTGGTAAACTTCAGCCCCACGAACCAGGTACCCACAGACAGCTCATGGCATTACATCGAGCTGACGCACGTAGGCACGACTATGTACTTCTGGGTAGACGGTTCTACTGTGGACACAACGAACGTGATCGATGTATCTTCTGACGCTTCGTTCACGCTGAATCAGTCCTTAGGGTCATGGGATATTGACGAGCTTGTAGTTGAACTTACTGGAGGCAACACTACAGCGTACACTCCTACCACTACAGCAGACGCATACACGACGATACTAAGCGCTGGCGATGGACAGGTTACTGTGTCCGGCGATTTGATCGTTGAGGGTGCTCTTTCGGTTTCTGGTGATGCTCCGTACCAGCCTAAGCAGGTGTCATTCGCTCCTCAGTACGAGCTTACATCCTCATCAGGCCCTTCATCCGACGGCGTTGTGTACGCCGAAGAGCTTGTAAGCGACACGACTTTCTCTGAGATGACATACTTCATGGACTTCGCCCCTACCACGCGTACGGTCATGGTTGTCAGTGGCCCTAGCGATACCGCAACCGTAGCTATACCTGCCGGCAGTGTCTACGGTAAATCGGAGTTAAGCGCATCAGTAGGTACAGACTCAGGTCAGACTGTGTCAGTACGTGTGCAGTCAGGAGCTGGCGGCTATCCTCAGATACTTAAGATCAGGGAGTAGTCATGTTGAGAGCAGTTTGCACAGTACTGATATGCGTTGTGATCGCTGGCGCGTGTGTTGCGGAGATCAACATGCGTGTAGACAGGGTTTCCGGTGGGTTTGTGCAGCCTGTGCAATCAGATGATGTGTCGGCGATTACAAACTCAATCTACTACTCAACAGACACGTCACGCCTGAGCTACAAGGACAGCTCCGCAGGGTCAGTATCTATAAGCTACAGCACCACGTTCACTAATGGCAGCCTGTCTGCGTCCCAGTTGACAGTAGTTCATAACCTCGGTGACCAGTACCCGATAGTGCAGGTTGTAGACTACAAAAACGAACTTGTTATACCGGATCATGTTCGGTACATAGACACCACTACGTGCCGCATTTCGTTCAGTTCGTCCGTATCTTTGTCGGGTACATGGAAGGTAAAGGCGATCAAGTAATGGAGATCGGATCATTACAGGCTGGTAACGTGCGTGCTGGTAACTACACTGAGGTCATGGTTGACGGCACCATACGACAGTACGGCGAGGCTACTGAGTACGATGATATGCTATGTCAGGCGATAGGTAACGGAATAGACACGTCAACTGGTAGATTGAGCTACGACTACACTGAGGGCACGATTGATTACGCAACAAACGCTAGGTACACTGATGAGCCTGTATTCTTCGCATTCCAGATGTCACACAGGCAAAAGGACTCATCTAATGTGTTTTTCCACATACACTGGTTACAGGATGCTGCCGGAAGTCCTAACTGGCTACTGCGCTACAGAACAGTTGCTAACGGATCAGCAGCTAGTGCGTACACTAACGTAGCCCTTGTGAGCAACTTATTCACGTACACGGCTGGGACTATACTACAGATAACCACATTTGGCTCTATTCAAGCCGCACCAGGGGTAAGTAATTGCGTAGACTGCATACTGTACAGAGACAGCGCAAACGCGAGTGGGTTGTTCGCGGGGGCAGACACTTATCCTAACGCTGGAAAGGTAAAGTTCGCTGACTTGCACTTCCAGGTTGATTCCCTGGGCAGTAATACTGAGTACTCGAAGGCCTGAACATAACTCGCAGGAGTATTTGTGACATACACATATCAGTCAGATGGTTACGTCTTTCGTGACCTGTCTAGGCAGATAGAGGTTGGGGCCGCCGTCAGGACAGCCGCTCCCGGTTTGATTGACTCTGTAGTGTTTCGTGATAACATGTGTTCTGTCACTGTGTACGACACGGATGGTATAACTCCAGAGGCAGACATTGACGACGCGATGGCACTCATGAAATGGCGCAGGGTTACGGAGGATGTTGTATGATGTGGATTGTCGTTATTCTTATGCTTGCGATCTCGCCACTGTACGGGCACTGCGGACTACGAAGGGTAGGTTCCGAGATAGTTGACCCGATCACGCAGGCGTCAATACGTTACTCCTCAGGGTCTCAGTCATGGCAGACTAGCACTGACGGTTCTTCGTACACTGACATTGACGGGGGTTCTGGCGGTAACAACTTTGACTACAGGATAGACGCGAACACAGAGCGTATCGTGCAGAACACATGGAGCACGCAGATAAACGGTGCGCGGTCTGTAAGCACATATCCTGACTGGATCGTTGACGAGTACCAAGACGCAAGCGGTGTTGACGGCGTTAACACTAACGCTCAACTGTATTCTGGCAACTACTACAGCGGTCAGAGTGCGACGTACGGGGATGGGCGTGATGGAGAGGCTGTTATAACATACGACGCTTGTACCTACACGTCAACAATAGCGTCGGGTAGAACCGCACCGGACATGGTTGCATATCGTGTGGTGGATTACAACAGTGCGTGGCTGAAGACCCAGTACACTATACCGGCAAACACAATCACTGCCGGTGACGAAGTGCTTGTTATATGCTTGCAGGGTTGGAACGACGGCTCAAACACTAATAGTGTCCTTTACACACAGGTAGGTAACTACGAGTTTGGTACTGTCAGCAGTATTGGTACTACTGGTATGGTGTTGAGTCAGTCTTTAGAAAAGGAGTACATTGATTCAAGCGTCAAGGGTACAGACCAAGACACGGACACGGAGTTCAAGATTGTTGTTCAGCGCGTGCCTAACTACAGCCGTGTGCAGATAGCTACTGGTGCTAGGCTAGGTAGTAAGACAACCGCGAACGGGACAGGTTGGAACGGCCTTGGAACTACCAATGATTACAATGATGTGCGTACTGGAGTGGTTGCTTTCCGATGCGCTGGGTCTCTTACTGTTACGGGTAGTATTGACTGTAGTAGTGCTGGGTATCGTCCTGCATACGGAGTAAACTTCATCGGTGAGGGTATAGCGTTTACTAACCAGTGGCTGGGAGCTGGTGCGTTCTCTGCTAGTTTTCTGGATGCCGCTATAGAAAGCGGTGGCATTGCTGGCGGGTCACACGCATCTACGGGTGGGTTTGGTACGGCTAACGTAAACGGTGCTACTCTAATTAAGGGTGATGATAAGTTAACTCAAATGCACTTCGGTGGTGGTAGCGGATATAACTCCGCTTCATTCAGAAACAGTGGTGGTATAATATACATATCAGCGAGTAATACAGTACTTTCGTCTGCGGATAGTATTAACTGCACGGCTGGGGTTGGCGGTGGGGCTGGCGGTAGTATATACCTGCAGACAAAAACTCTGGATGCTGTTGCAGCGAGTATCAACGTACTCGGTGACTCTTTCTATGAATCAAGCGGTGGGAGGTGCCGTGTTGAGGTTGATAACGTGACTGGTGTTGCTTTGAGTAGTGCAGTAACAGGTGTGAACAACAACCTCGGTCAGACCGATCCAGAAGACGACGGCAGTCTTTCAGAGGGTACTACACAGCAGGACGACTACACACTACAGTCAGAATCGTTCACGTTCTCTATCAACGTGAGCGAGGGTACTATGATGTACATGGTAGATGAGTTCACCAGTGGGACGGTATCACCGTTCGTATCATTCGACGGTGGCACTTCTTTCACGCAGGTCAGTGCGAGCGCGGTCGGTGAGTTGTATAACAACGACGTATACAAGGGTACGTTCACACTGCCGAGCGTAGGCAGTACGTGCGTTTACAAAATCGAAGGCACGAACACCACCGCTCGTATAGAGGGCGCGGCTGTGTTTGGGAAGGAGTAACCATGAAGTATCTGTGCGGTTTCATCGCAGGGCTTGTGTTGGCCGGAAGTATGTCCTTCGCAGTACAGCGGCCCAGCGAGGAAGAGCGTCGCGACATGCGCATAAAACGCGCTGTCGTTGCAACGGTCAAACTCGGCATTGCTAAGGGATTGTGGACAAAAGCAGAGTTCCGACAAGCGTGGCGTTCTGTCAGCATGGACGATATTGATAAACTGTAGGTGAGGTGCTTGTTATGGGTGACGACGAAGACAAACGGTTGGCGCGTATCGAGGGCAAGGTTGACAAAATCACACACTTCCTCTTCGGGAACGGTGAGGTGGGGTTTGACGAACGCCTGCGGTGCCAGGAGCGGCGGTGCGAGGAGCGATGGACTATTATAAGCCGGCTGGGGTGGGCTATCGTGCTCGGTGTTATCGCAATTGTGCTACGGGAGAGTCTTGCTATGTTCCGGTCTTTGGGGGCCTAGTATGACTGTGCGTGATGTCATTGTTAAGTTCAACACGGCTGCCTCGAAGATTCAGGACTTATCTGAGCTTGACGAGTCACTCCTGGCTGCGACGTTACGCCAGCACAATCAGCGGTTCCGCAAGGGCATAGACCCTGACGGTAGCCCGTGGGAAGCGCTGAAGCGCTCAACGCTGTCGAAAAGGCGTAAGGGTAAGAAGCGGAGGGGAGCAAAGCCGCTTAGGGACACAGGGAGGCTACAGCAGAGCATAAGGCTGGCGTCAAGGTCTCGTAGCTCTGGTAAGTCCAGACTTGTTGTGGGTACTGACCTTGTGTACGCTGCTATGCAGCAGAGGAGAGTTTCCCGTGGTGGGTTCGGCACTATACTTGTAACTGTGCCCGAACATACACGCCTGGTTTCAGTACGTGGTAGGAAGCGAAGGCGTAGGGTCACAGTAAGTTCACACAAGCGGATTATGGAAATACCATGGGGAGACAAGCCGGCAAGACCATTCATGGGCTGGGGTAATAAGGACATACAGCGGTTGGAGAAGTTGTCGTCAGCGTGGGCTAGGAAGGCGCTTAAAAAGGCAGTGGCGGGAGCATAGATGTACCACAGATCAGACACAGAGGTGCTGCCAATACCCGTTGACCAGACTGGTACGGTATTCCTCGACCGCGTGGCAGAGATAGTTGACGCTACCGAGTATTTCCGTGTTGTCGGTGAGGACGCTGGCGGGGAGCTGTTCGATACGCCAGTTGTGTTTCCTGCGGCATCGTGCGGTCTTGTAGAGCGTGAGACTGACAGCGCAACAATATCAAACAACAGCGAGGGCACCATATACCAGGTGCGCGTTGTTGTCATGGTGTCGGGACTTCCGTCAGGTACGGACGTACGCCCACGCGTTGCGGAGCGCGACGCACTACAGCGAGTTGTACGTGATGCGCTCTACACCATACAGCCGCAGGACGACCCGGACACACTGGCTTTTGTGCCCACATGGTACAACACCATAGTCAGGTACGATCAGGTGTTCACCACCGAGGCTGACTCAAGGCTCATATACGCTGGTAGCATTCTGGCGCAGTTCCACGTCACTGAGACATTTGTCAACACGACCTACTGAGGAGCAGCACAATGGCATACACAGACCTCACAATAAAAAGTGGTCAGACTAACCCACCGCTGTACTTTCAGGTGCTAGACCCTGACACTGACTACACGCAGCCGATGGATTTGTCAGGCGTTGCCTCTGTTGCGTTCTACCTCGCAAAGGCCGACGGGGCTGACGTGCTTGTCAACGGTGCCGTTGCGTCTGTAGAGAGCGCTCGTTTCGGCTGGCTTAAGTACGACTGGCAGGAGGGTGACATACCTTCTGATGCGGAAGCAGGAGACTACCGCGCTGAGTTTGCGGTTAGTTTCGGGGCATACGACATACTCGTCGCTCCTACAAGGGATCGAGACGCAATACGTGTATCTGTTGTAACATCGCTTGCAGACTTGATAGCAAGCTACTAAAAGAGAGGGGTAAGCAATGGCGGACTTTTCACCAGTACCACGCAACGGAGTATTGACTAAGGTTGGGTTCGGCGTGGAGGTAACTGCGGGCACTCCAGTCACACCTACGCTGTTCGTTGAGGCTCAGAGCGAGGAGATCGTTGACGGGCCGCAGGTAGAGAACCAGCAGGGCATGACGGGTGTGCGCTCAAACCATGAGGGTAGCACATTCATCGCAACGTACGCGAGCGGCGGTCCGTTCACCGCTAACGCACGTAGCACTATACTCGGAGCGTTTCTACAATATGGGCTTGGTGCAGCTACGGGCAACGCTACATTGACCCTACCGTCTTTAACAGCCGCCGTTGGTAAGGCATCGAGCAAAACGCTCACTGTAGCGGGGTGTAAGGTTGCAACGTTATCACTGAGCAGCAGCGGTAACGCACCGCTCGTAATAAACCCGACTTTGGCAGGTTTGACAGCATCTTGGGCAGACGCTGATACGTACGCTGCAGAGTACCCTGATCTTACCGAGTCAATAATCACGCACAGCGATATAAGCATGACCGTAGATGGTGACGACCTACCGATCTACGAGTTCGGCCTTGAGGTTGATAACGCCATAGACACGGAGAACTACACGAACAGCCAGTACAGGCAGAGTCTTGAGGAGATTGACCGCATGGTAAACCTTAGCTTCACCTGCCCGTGGAATAACGACACGCGTGGAATACTTGATGCGTTCATCTCCAAAGTTAGCCAGGCTATCGTTGTGACACTCGGCACAGCAAAGATCATAACCATGAGCAACGTAGTATACAACGGAGAGACGCCAACGATGAGCGGTCGAGAGGCCCAGCGTGCGAGCTTCACCGGCATGGCAATGATAACAGGTGCGCTTTCTGCCGGCAGCGAAGGCGGGGAGATCGTACTTAGCAACCCATAAACCAACAACTCCGGAGGGAGTGTACTACAATGGCAGCGCGTAAGCCTAGCAGTAACGCAAAGGTAGTCAAGTCACAGGGGCTCAAAGACATCCGTATTACGTTGCGTCAGTCTTTGACGCTTGGTGAGGTTCGTGAGATTGAGCGTATATCACGTGACGAAGACGCTGCAGACATCACAGCAAGCGAGGCCATTGACAATAAGATGCCTCTCCTGACGATGATGATTGAGTCCTGGGACGCTAAGAGCCGAGACGGTGCTGAACTTGACCCATCGAACGCGGATGATTGGGATCATATCGAGCTACCGCACCTTATGGAGATCGGGCGTCTAGTTGGAGAGCAGTTGGAACACATAATGCGCCTATCGGAGACTGAGTCAAAAAACTAGAGCGGGGGGTGCGGGTACTGTTCGAGAACCCTGGGCTCGCACTCCTCGATTGTTCCGTGTGCCGCAGGTACGTTGTTGATGCAGAGGGCAAGCCAGTCCGGAACATACGTGGTGAGTTTGAGTTTCGTAGCTGTGAACCTGACTGCTCTCTGTGCGATAAGGCGATCTCAGGGTTCAGACATCAAGATGTGCTGGGCGCTGATGAGTGGTCATGGCTGGATGATTGGAACTTCCTACGGTACCACTGCACATGGCCGCGCTCTGGTGGTTTGTACGAACAGGACTCTCGGTTTGTGTGCGCTGTCAGGATATTTGACCGTGTGCGCGAAGAGGCTGACAACGAGAGATTGAGGAACATACGAAATGGCAGAGAGCAAAGTCACAATCATCCTTGAGGTTCTAAGCCGCAAAGCCGCACAGTCCGTGAAGAAGACCGGGGCGCGGTTCAAAGCGTTCAGCGCTAGCATAGGCAAGGTAGGCAGCTCTATTTTGTCACTCAAGGGGTTGATCGTAGGCGTGTTCGCTGTTGCTGCGGTTAGAGCGATAGCATCAGCTACCCGTGCGATAGCTGACTTTGTCGGGTCTCTCATAAAGAGCGGGCAAGAGCTTCGTTCTTTGGAGCGTACATATACGGCTGTGTTCGGCTCTGTTGCTGAGGGTGGAGAGCAGCTTGACTTTGTGCGTCAAGTATCGGATCGGCTCGGCATAAACTTCAGGTCAACCGCACAGGCGTTCAAGGGCATCAGCGCAGCGGCTAAGGGTACATCACTTGAGGGGTCTCAAGTTCAGAATGTATTTCAAGGTGTTCTAGAAGCATCTCGGACGCTCGGGCTATCTGCTGATGATACTAGAGGCACCTTGACAGCACTGACTCAGATTTTGAGCAAGGGAAGCCTCCAGGCTGAAGAAATACGCGGTCAGATCGGTGAGCGTTTGCCTGGAGCGTTTCAGCTCGCGGCAAAATCTATGGGCATGACCACAGCAGAACTTAGTAAAGCGCTTGAAATGGGCGAGGTCATGGCAGAATATTTCCTGCCTAAGTTCGGTGAGGCTCTTCGCGAGAACTACGGTGCAAGCGCAATCGCAGCTTCAAAGGAATTCGATGCCAGCGGTAATCGTATCACTAACAGCATAGATCATATACGTGCGTTCTTCGGTAAGCTCATCGTGCAATCTGGAGCCGTTAACGAAGTCATGCAGCAGGTTGGTGCTTTCATGGGTCGCGTGTTCGATGTCATACAAGAGCGCTCCGGTGTGATACAAGAGCTGTCAGAGAGAATATTCACAAACCTGAAAGACCGTGCCAGTGAAGCGGCGAACAGCCTCGCGGAGTTCTTCGGGCTGGGTACGAGTGACGGGGCAACTTCGTTGGTCAGTGCTTTGGAGCGTGTGCTTGCTCTTATGGATCTAATAGCTGGAAAGAACGCAGACATAGGAAACATCCCAGCTACGTTTGCAAGAGTCCTGTCTGTAGTTAAAGGTGTGGAGACTGTATTTCAGTACCTTGCGCTTTCTATACAGATTATAGGTACGTCCACTTTACAGTCTGTTATTGTACCGATGGCGGCCCTGGCTACAGCAGCGTCAAAGATACCAATTGTTGGTAAGAAGTTTAAGGGTGTAGCTGAAGGACTGAGATCGTTCAGCTGGGGTCTTACGGAGTCAGTTATCGATCAGGCTGGTAGGGTAGCGCGCACAGGATCGCAGGCACTAGACCTCGCAGACGTAGCTGCAGGCCGACGAGTACCGCGCATAACAACAGAGGAGCGAGTTGAGCAAGCACGTCAGTCAGCATCGTACAGAGATAGGC